AATTGCTGAAGAAGGATTAAAGGGGGCTGGTAGTAGAATTGCTCAACAATTTACGGAGACAGGAAAAGCACTTCCTCAAAGCTTTAAAGACAATATGGCTGGCGTCCCGCCTCTATTCACGGGAATAGAAAAGCACCAGCAGGAAATTGACCGCTTGCAGCAAGGAATCACCAGATCGACGAAGGAAACAACAGTCGCGATTTCTGACCAAGCAAAGGAAGACGCAAAGGCCGAACAAGAGGCGAGAAAGTATTTTCAAGACCACAAGAAATTCCAAGAAGACCAAGAGAAGGCTAACGTAAAGAAGACCGCAGACCAAGAAGCGGCAAATAAATTAAAGCAGGACGAACTCAAATTCCAGCTTGAGTTTGCGACAGCTCAAGCTACCGGAGATACAGAGCACATGGAGGCTCTTACAGCGCAAAAGAAATGGCTTGAAGATTATCAGAAAGCCTTGGCAGCTGGACTAGGAGAGGAACAGGCGCAAAATTTTGCTACCAACATGGGCATCGCCGCAGCAAACTCGGCAAACATAAAGCAATACGACAAAGACGGAAATCAGTTGTTTTTCAAGGCGGCAGAGAATGCTTCCAAATTGAATGAGAGTCTCGCATCTGCAACAGGGTTTGCGGACACGCTGTCTAAAATGAAAGATATTCAAGCGATGGATAAGGCGGCTAATAGTGCAAAGGCCGCAACAGAAGAGTTAAGGGCAATGGATAAATTGCTTGGAACTGATCTCGCTCAAAAGAGTTTTCCTGATCTTGTTAAAAAACTGAATTTGGACAAAATTGGGCAAACAGGAGAAGAGCAAATTCGGGCCGTTGTGACATATTTAAATGGGGTCAAAACTGATCTTTCAAAAAGCCCGATTGACTCTAAAAAGGGTCAAGAGGATATCTTGAATTTAGTTAAATTCTTTGGTGGAAACCCAATGAAAGCAGATTTAATTACTGACGACGCTAAAAAGAAATTGGAGGATTTAACGCAAACGCCAGCAATAGCTCGACTACAGGTTGACCAAGTACAGGTAGCAAATGCAATAGGCAATATGTCGGCTGACATTAGAAACAATTTAACAGGTGGCCAAGGGGGGCCAGGCGGAGATGCTGGTCAGGGAGGCATAGGTGGCGAGGGTGGAGTTGGTGGTGACGCGCAAGCAGATGTTACAACGATTAGCTGGCTTGTCCAAGAATGCAGGGATTGGCTACAAAAAATTTCCGGCAACTTACCATACTCAGTTGTGATACCATAATTTATGAGCTTCATTTATCAAGGAAAACAGGGATGGATTAAACAAGCAACACGAAATGTGCAAACATTTCGGAGCGGTCTTTGCCTAATTAAACTTGAATATATTTCAAGAAAATCCTCAGTTAATTATTACGATTTTAACGTTGGAGATAGATTGAGTGAGGAAGATTCAATGCCTTGCATCGATGGCGCATTTATATTTCCTGAGCCAAGCTATACTGACATGGGGAATGGATTCATCAAATGCACGCTTACTGCATACGGGAGGGTAAATACAAGCGGCGTTGTCGACCTCAGTAAAAGAATTGGGGATTATATTAATTATACTCGTGAGCGTTATCTGTATAATGCTTCTCCAGCAATAAATACAGAAGCAAGCAGTCAGAGATTTTTTGATTTTGCAATTTATAGGTTTATTAGTCGTGAGGGTGAATTTGTTTCACCGCCACCAACGCCTATGTTGTATATTTACAACTTAGATGGAACAGCACTACCGTCAGAATCTTCAACTTCAACAACATCGTACAGTGTAATTATCGATTCAATTATTTATTCCGGAACAGAGAGAAATACTCCATTTTTGGGGCGACAAATAACAACGTATGAAACTACGAACTACGGAGTTTTTAATGAAGTAATTATATCTGTTAGTGCAATCGGAAATTTAACAACCACGATTTTATGGACTCCAATTCCAATTTAAGATATGCTAAATCTGCCAGTTTCATTCACGCAGGGAATTCAGGGAAACTCGAATAACCTTCCGTACCAGCTTAAAGCCTCAGATTTAGACAAAAATTTTGTTTTTGCCGCATTGGAGGTAGATGTGTCTTTAATACAAAATGTAACAGGCCAAGGGGGGCATGCAGCACGAAAGCTCAAGATCCCATCCGTGCCAAGCAGCGGCACCTATGTTCTCGGAGCAATAAACGGGTCGTTGCAATGGCTATCAACTGAAGAATGCTAGCATGATACTAGGTCGAACCACATCTAACGCAGTAAAAATAAAAACCGACAACGGCACAACTCGCGCTGTGAATTGCGCGTGTTGTGCTCCTGTGGTGTGCCCATGCGAAGGCCCTGTTGAAGGTGATAACGTATTTTATTTAAACGCAAGGGACGGACAAGATTGGATTAGTGGTGGGTTTAGAGGTAATTACAATTTGAGCTATTCATTATTTCAAAAGGATGGAGACGTACAGTGTAATTCTTCGGGAGTTAATCCTAGCGGTGGAAATTGGGGTGGATGCGGACTTAGAGGTGGTATCGGTGCGTATAGCACAGATTTTTGCGAAGGAGGGCCATCCAGCGAAGAACGCACCAGTTTTTTTAGTGTCGCTTTTAATCTTTGTCAGGTAAATTCGAAAACCTATGCTCTATTTTGTTCTATCGAGGCCAGATGCAACTTGAGACGTGTATTTCCCGGATACGTTTATTGTGACCCAGAAGGATTCTTTAGTCCGAACATATTTCCGGATAATGGGACAATTTGCGGAGCTCTTACAATTATCTTACCATCGGGAACAACCAAAACGGTTAATATTTTTGGTTATACGCCTTATGATCCAACGGCAAGCGCCACACTTGAATTGGCTTTCGTGTAATAGCTGAAAATAAAAAATATGCTTAATATCAATTTACGCATGGCTGAACTCCACGCTGAAACGATTGCCCGCTTCGGATCCGCCGCGCACCGCTTCGCTCTCGCAGGCTTCGCGACCACCCCACCCGAAGCCCTCGCCACTCGAAAAGACATCTGCAAAGCCTGTCCCGAATGGGACGCCGCCGCCTTGAACGCCACGGGCCGTTGTCGCAAGTGCGGATGCTCAACATGGGCAAAACTAAGAATGGCAACCGAAAAATGTCCGCTCGGCAAGTGGGAAGCTGTTGACAAAAGCGACAAGTAAATGGCACGCGACCTTTATATTGACATGACAAACCGCAGGCTGGCAACAAGCCTTACCAGCCTTGCACCTGCGACCGCTCCGCGATTCGTGAAGGGCGACAACGGCGAAATTAACCTCTATTTTCTCGAAGCCACAGGCAATGTGTCCGCACCTTTCAACGTAGTTGATATGACCGGAACAACGGTCAAATTCGGCGTAGGAACAAGGACGGGAACGCCTGCCAGCGGCACGTTCACGCTCTCCTTCGGGGGCGAAACGAGCGGGGCAATTGGGTTCAGCGCGACAGCCGGGGCGATCTCGTCCGCGCTCAACTCGCTGTCAGCAATTACGAGCGCAGGCTCGGTGTCCGTTGACGGCACGATGGCGACCAACTTTGTCATCTCGTTCAACTCCGCAGGCACTCGCAGCGCGATCACAGCGAACGTCTCGCACCTCATCCCGACAACATCGGCACTCATTGACGAGCGTCTAGCCGGAGACGCCACGACCAACGAGATTCAAGAGTTGCAACTGCGACTCGCTCCGGCTGTTTATCAGCCGACATGGACTGATCTAGGCACGGCATTGACGGTAAGCGTCGCAACGACCATTACCGGGTCAACAGTTAACAACGAAGTGCAGCGCATCTCATTTTCACGAGATCCATACCTAGGCAGTTATCGCGTCACCGTCCCGACCTACAACGTGGACATCGCATCAACTATCACCGATGGCGTATTTATTACGGCAACGAACCACGGACTGACGCTCGCCCAACCTGTCGTTTTAACAGGGTTCACCGCGCTAACCGGATATACGGCCGGAACTCAATATTTCGTTCGCTCTATTCCGCAAACAACCCAGTTCCTTCTTGGAGTAACAGCAGGATCAACCGCGATCACAACCGGCACAGGAACGGTAACAACTGGCAGCGTTGCGACAACGATCCTGCGCCAGACTAACCCTCTCGACGCAAGCACAACGGCGGCTCAACTTCAAACTGCAATGCAAAACCTTGACTCTATCGGTCTTGGTAACATGATTGTTACTGGAGTCCAAGGCGTTTATTTTGACTTGAATTTCTCAGGCGATAAGGGGTTCTCTGATCTCCCACTTATGCAGGTGCAAAACGGATTAATCGCAGTCCCAGGAAAAACGGCATCGGTCAATTTCTCGACATTCGGCGTGCGCGACTATTTGCTAAACTCGACAAGCGCGACCGCCGACCTTGAGATCGAGCTCACCGAAAGCGGCGAGCGCAACACGATCATCCTTCAATCATGTACATTGGCCGAGGAACTCATCACTCAAGCCAGCTTGACGTAATGGACAGCCACGCTTTCCATTCGCTCGTCGGAACGTCAGCGCCCGCAGCCGCTGTCTTGATCTCGTTCTCGGAAGTTGAAGCATGGCTGCGTATCGCTTCCCTGCTTCTCGGAATTTGCATCGGTGCGGTATCGCTGTATAAGATGACCAGACCTAAAAAACCATGAAAACACTACTCGCAAAATTGAAGGAACCGTCCACCATTCGCGGGGTCGCGATAATCGGAGCCGTTGCCGGTTTGAGCTTGGAACCAGCAAAATGGGACGCAATCGGATCC